CAAGTAGAGCACTCTTTACAGCAGGAATACCAATCTCAGCTGCCTTAAATCCATCAATGGTCCACACTGTGTGTCCACCGTTATTTGTCTCTCCAATCATGATGACCTCGACTTCAGTTTGTACAACCGAGTCTCTAGCAGCAGTACCAAACTGTTGCACAGCAGAGTCATGACGTCCTAAAGGACTGCCTGTGGCATTAGCTACGTCGTACATATATTCGACGCTACTAGAACCCACAGCATAAATATAGTTATTGTTTTTAGACAACGCTACAATCTTATCTGGGTACATTTCAGCAGAGATATAGTCTCCTGCTGTCCAAGTTAAGGGGTCATCTAAATTGCTGTTATAGATGTCTTCACTGTCTGCTTTAGCAACAAACAAATAGGCATCTATAAAAATAGGGATAGGTACATGTGGTGTTGGAAAGTCAGCACTTGTTATTTGTGTGTATGTTGTAGAATTACTAAACACATACCCATTTGTTCCATCTAACAAAATTAAAGAGACAGTTCCTGTACTACTGACAAACTCTGTAAATCCCACAGTTCCTGTAGAAGTTGCAAGGGTTAATACAGCAGAACCATTTGCATAAACCTTGTTACCAACAACAGCCATGCAATAGCCTGTACCACTAATTACCCAGTAATATATACCACGGCCTTCGCCTGCGGCTGTAGTAAAAGCCGTCGCTACACCTGGACGGCTTTTAATAAAATATTTACTTTGATCACCAACAGGACTCTTAATAACCTCCACCATCATGTTTAACAGACGGAAATCCTGTGCAGCATTAGTACCACGCTGTTGTGGATTGGAGATAAAATTGACTCTCTTAGTTTCGTATGTTTGAATTGCTGGAGTTTTACTGTATGGCATTACATTGTCTTTCTACCAGCAGTGTCTGGTTGGAAGAATATACCACCTTCTTCAGTACCAAATGACAGCGCTTTCTCATGGAAGAACTCAGCTTCTTTAGCCAGCAATTGTCTATCCTGTAGAGGAATACCATACTCTGGAGACAACCTATGAGCCAATCCATAGATGATTGCTTCTGTCCATTCAGACGGAAAGTCAATGTCATCTGTAGAAGATGTCATGTCCTCAAAGGGAGTTTGATAGCGTAGAGTAATTGTGGTGACAGAATCATTGGGCTTAGGCCACAAGTTAATTACACCGTACTCACGCAGAGGTTGGTAATACAAGTTAACTGGTGTGCCTGAAGACAAAGCTAAAGGCAGCAAATCGTAGTTGTAGTTTGTGTAAACGTTCATAGGAACGTTAGAGAAATTAGTTGTTTGGTTACGCCAAGCTTGTATAACCTTGAGGGGTTTAGACACGTTAAACGTTTGACTAGGACCAATGTTGTATGCTGCAGTTCCCTGTGTTACAGTAAAAGTGTAACTCTTAATTGACCAAAGGGGCATGCCGTCTGTTTCAAAGCCCTTAATCATAGCGTTAAGAGCTTGTGTTGCATCGGTTATTTGATAAGTCTCTGGAGAACTACCTCCTGACAAAACCCCAAGTTTCCGCAATGCCGCAGAAATAATCTCGTTTCTGTTAAGTTTCCAAGTAGTTGTGCCCGAAGTGCTCATAATTAACCCGCTTGTTTGTGATATTCATCCTCAGTTAAAATACCTGGTAGGTACTTCTTTTGGGGATTAAAAATTGTTAGTTTCTGTTGCCGCATTTCTGGGGCAAAGGATATGTGAGTCCATTTACCGTATTCATAAATCATCTGGTCAAACTTAATACCAGAAGCTTCTATGGCTTTACACACTGCATAAGGATTACCAAAGGGGGATACAAAGTCTATTGCCCAACCATCCATATGGCTAGACACTTTGCTACCACCCACTGCCACATTTACATCTGGCAGACGAATCCAAGAGTTTACAGAAATGGATTTACCAAGGAGTGCCCTCACTTGTTCCATACCGATTGCTGCCTTCTTCATGTTCTCAAGTTGACGAGCATCGGGTTGATTGTTAATACCCAAACGGATGGCTGTGTCCGAGTGGGTTGCTTCTTCCAAGCTAAAGTGTTCGGAAAGATTCATTTCTTTTTCATTTCAGCAAGTTTCTCAATTGTACGACCACCAAAGTATGCACCCATTATTAGCATACCCCATTGTCCTAACAACTGAACATAAGACTCATTTGCATTTAAACCAAAAGCACTCATCATAGCAAACAGGAAGTATCCTGTAAAAATAGCTACAAGGCTCATAGGACGTATGTTCTTAGACAACCAAGAGTCAGACGACATGTCTGCATCCCAGCGTTTAGAAATATTGTCGTTTTCATTCTTGCCAGCATCTGCTGCAACTTTAGCAAACTCAAGTTCAAGTTCTGCTATTTTCTGTGCTGCTGCAGGATCACCAGCTATGGCTTTAGCAACTTCTTCTACACTTTCTGAAACACCCAGTCTAGATGCTATTGCAGACACCGCAGCACCACCTAAAGGACCAGCTACTGCTGTAGCCAATGTTGGAGCTATATTTTTAAGTAGCCCTAGCAAATCATTCATTGTTGTTCCTTTTACATGTTTCAAGTTGTCGTTCAATACGAGCAACGTTTTTATTAGCCAACTTACGTTCTTCTTTGGACCACCATATAGCAACAAGGGTTACTGTAACTAGATAGCATGCGGATATAATTACAGTTAAAATCCCCAACGTCGTACTCGATCCAACTCCACCAGTTCTTGAAGCGCCCATAAGTTTCCTATAATAAAGACAATGGCACAAACAATAGCTGCTGCAATCCAGGAATATTCTTCAAATAGTTGTAGTTGATATTCCCGTTTAAGTTTGGCTATACGTTCTAGCTCATCTTGTTTCTTTTTAAGAAGCGCTCGTTCTTCTATAAGTCTGTCTCGTTCTTCTGTGATTTCAGTCCATAGGTCAGGCATCCCTAGCTCCCAGCGCACCATGTGTTCTAGGTCAGCGTAATACCTTCTAATTTGTCTAACACGCATAACATTGTCAATGGCTTCTTGTGTAACGTTGCGTGGCTTACCAGCCAACACATCTGCCTTACGTTGAACCTTTTGTTTCTCGTGTTCTTCTTCTAGAGTTTGTTGTCCTACAAAGAAAGAGGACAAGAATCCTCCAACTTCTTCACCAATGTGAGCTACTTCTTTTCCAGTCGCTTTAAGTTCTTTGTAAACAGAAATGCAACCTTGTATGCCGCTGTACGCAGCCTTACAAGTAGCAAAGATGGTTATGGGGTCAATTTTATTCTCACTTAAGGTGGGTTAACATTGCAAATAATGTGCCTGCCATACCTGTCATCATAATACCACAAGCACCTATAAGGATGCTTTCTAACCGCTTTAAACGGGCATTAATAACAGCATAACGTTCAGCACATACCAACTCATGGGCAGACAATTTAGCGTCTGTAGCGTCAATTGTTGCCATTTTCAGGTTCCTCAGATTTGGGCAGTTGAGCTTCCACTTGAGTACGAAGCTTTACATATAATGGATGAACATTGCTTTGTGTAGGCAATTGCCCAAGAATGTTAGCAATATCTACAGCTTCTTGTATAGTTAAAGTAATAGTTATATCAGTCATGCGCTTGCTGTTTGTAATGGTGTTAGGTTTTCTGTTGTCCAAAAGTCCTTGGCAAGCATAATCTTTAAATGCTGTTTGTTACGAGCCAAGCAGTCTGCCCAATCTTCTGCTTTCATGCCTTCTGGCTGTCCAGCGTTAATCAGGTTTACTGAGTCCATACATGCACTAAAGTGCTTCGCTATTTCTTCTGCTGTTGGTTTTTCAATAGTTTCTGACATGGTTTTCTCCTATTAAGGTTAAGCAATTCCTGCGTTTAAAAGGCGTTGGCGAAGTGATTGAATTTCTTTAACAAGCATTGGGACTAATTTGGAATAATCCACCGCCATCATTTCTTCTGTATCAACAGGTTGGTGTACCGCTTCTGGTGCAACAGTTATAAGTTCTTGTGCAATAAAACCTGCTCGTTGATGTGTTTGGTCTGTTTTCCAATCAAAACTACGAACTTTTATAGAATCGATAACGCTACCAAACTCAGGCGCATCAACAATATTTTCTTTAAGCCTTTGGTCAGATGTGACATTAAATAAAACTGCTGTTGTGCCTGATTGAGTAATAGAACCTATTGGCCCACCGTTATATGCAAATCCACAGTAAAGATTGCCAGATGGACTTCCAGATACGTGGCTATAAAGAATACGACCACCAGGTGCGCCTAATTCTAATGAATTTAAATTTTGATAACCAACAGTTGCTTGGTTCATTATTCCGTAACCGCTAGATTCAACTACAAATCTTGGATTCCCATCACCGTCACTAAGCACAATGTAGTTTGATGCTGTGCGAATGTCTAAGCCACCTTGGTTGCCTGAGTAGCCCCCAATAATGGTATTGTTACTTCCAGTAGTTACATTGTATCCAGCGCCATAGTTTCCTGCGCCAGCCGAACTACGACCAATAAATGTATTAGCAGAACCCGTTGTTGAATAACCTGCTTCTCCACCAATAAAAGTGTTATTAACTCCAGTTATATTGCTATAACCAGCAGTATTTCCAAAAAATGAATTGTAACCACCAGTTGTTTTGCTATACCCCGCCTGATAACCTACTGCTGTGTTATTAGATGCTGTGGTGTTGGAAGCAAGTGCGCTTGCGCCGATAGCCGTATTAGATGTGCCTGATGCGCCTGTTGTAACTGAGCCTAAAGCACCTTGACCAAATGCTGAGTTGTTTCCACCCGTTACATAATAACCAGCCGTATCTCCAACAAATGTGTTGAATCGTCCAGTTAAATTACTGTAACCCGCTTGCATACCTACATAGACAGCATGGTCAGCAGTAGTATTTGAGTATCCAGCCTGATAACCCAATATAGAAAGACTTGAACCGCCTGTACTGCTATTTGCCGCTTGATAGCCTACAACAGTGTTAAGGTTTCCAGTATTAGAAGAACCAATAGCACCATTTCCAACAGCCGTGTTAGTAGATACAGAACCACCGCCTTTACCTACTGTTAGACCGTTAACAAGGGTAAAAGTTGGACTGTCTCCTGATTGATATTTATCGGTATTTAAGTTTGTTAAATTACTATCCATCTCAGTATTAGTGAGAGGAGAGCCTTTACCTGCCCGTGTTACGATTGTACTCATATTTTATTAACCTACGGTAATAACCCAAGTGATTGTCATTTCATCGGCAGCGCCTTTGTTGACAACAGAGAAAACGGTGCGTGCTAGCATTGTGCCAGCAGAAGCAGCATTAAAAATACCAGCTTCAACTAGAGCACCTGTACCAGAACCAGCTACAAACGTAGTAACATATGTCACTGTGTTAGTAGAAGCAGTACCACCAGAAACGGTAGTAGCAACACGTGTTACTTCTGTACCCAATGTAGTATCACCTACAGCAGCAGCGGTACTAGATGTACCAACACCAATCCATCCCATTACAGTGGCAGAAGCGCCAGTCATACGGGAAGCAATAAAGGTTTTACCAGCGGTAACAACCAAGTTTTTAAGTTCGCGTCTGTCTTTAATTTCGCCTGTGACAGGGTTACGAACTTCGATGACTAAATCACCTTTAACGGGAAAATTTTCTGTAATCATTTAAATACCTCAAAATGTTGTTGATGTTCCAACGTAGTCTGCTGCAAAGTAAGTAGGGTCTACGTAATTTTTAAGAAGGACGTTGCCAGAATCAGCTAAAGAAACTGTGTCTGCAAACGCTTTAAAGATTTTCAACAAAGTTGAAAGAGCTTCTGAAACAGACACTGTATCTGTTAAAGCTTTAGTTACCTTTAGAGTTGAAGACTCTGTAGGAACAAAAGAATCGGCTAAAGAAGTTTTAAACTTCATTGCAATACTTAAAGCTTCTGCTATGGTTGTTATATCTGTTAACGCTTGTTTAAACGTTATAACAGCAGCATCTGATGGGGTAGCTGTATCTGCAAATGTTCTTACAAAACGTCTAACAACTGTAATGTTATCTGAAAAAGAAACACTGTCTGCTAAAGGGCGTTTAAAAGACGTTGCTAATTGTTCTAATACATTAAGTTGGTCATTAAATTGACGAACCCATTTTGTTATAATGTAAAAATCTGAAATGTAGTCTGATAAAAAATATCCTGCATCAACATAATCACCTTCTTCATGGTAATCATGCATTTGAGCAGTGTCTACAAGACCAAATTTAGTAATGTAAGTATCTTCAGCGGGATATGGACGACTCCATGGTACAGAAATCTGCTCACGTTGTACACGCAGCAGGTCTTGTGGGTGACGCTGTTCCCAGTCTTCACTGCAAACTATTAAACCATCCCATCGTTTCTTTAGACTAGAGGCTTTAAATTTACGTCCGCATGAGTCACACAGCGCGTTCCAGTCTCCTAAAATTAGATGGTTTTTCATAGATTAGGCAAGTTGCATTACTGTTACAGCAATTGATGGGGCAGATGGAGATGTGGGACTTGTACCTGCAGCAGCAGCATTCATAGCTACTGTTGTGTCAGAACTAGCCCAAACAAATTCATAATAGTCACCTGAGTTGACAGCATACATGCTATCCCAAGAAGCAACCACTGCACCACCACTTTGTGGAACGTTAAAAATACCGCCACTACCATCAATGTCTACACCGTTTTTACGCATCCAAACTTTAATGGTAGAGAATCCTGTACCACCTGGACGTGAAAACTGAGCAGAAAAGTTGATGTTATAGACGCCGCTTGATTGTATGGTAATACGTGAACCACTTACTACTGATACACCATTAGCAATGTCTGTAGTGTTAATGGTCATTACGTTTGCAGAAGTAGCACCCGCGTTTGTTTGAGTAGTAGTGTCAAACAAACTACCATAGTTTCTAGCCATGTAGCCAGAAGGAGGATTATTTACAACAGTGGTCATATTAGACCCCCATTAACACGTAAACTGTAGCGCCTGTACCAGAAATGGAAGTGACGTTTGCACGTACATATTTCCAAGGAGCTGAGGTTGCAAAACCGTCAGCAGTAAGAGTTGTACCAAGTGTTAAAGTAATTGTGCCCAAGTCCACATAGGAGTTGGGATCATCCAAATTACTGCCTTGGATTTTAACTACAGCACTACCTGCACCTGCAGTTGTAGTGCCATAAGCTTGAAAGGTAGCGTAAGGGCTATCTTTAAAAATTCGGGGGGTAGCACCAGTAGCAGTTAAACCTGCACCGTTGGGGTCAAGGTTATAAACCTTGCCACATTTGACCCATACATTTGAACCAGCCATAATATTTTCCTTTTACCAAAGACGGAAGACTCACCATCTCCCAAGAAGAAAGAAAAGGGGCATTGCGCCCCTTCCCCATTATCGAATGTAAGTTACGATAAACGTGTATGGACCACCTGTTGTAGAGGCAGTACCAGTTTCTGCATAAGTTGCTGTAATCTTCAAATCTCCAGTCAAAGGAACTGGTTGAATGTTAGGCAAGCTAGGCATTTGAACAATCTGCGTACTAGTACCAGATGTTTTAACGTTTACGGCAGTACCTGTGGAGATAGCACCAGTGTCGTTAGAAACAACCACTGTAACAGTAGCAGTAGTTCCAGCATCTGAATTGCTAGAGCCTGTCATGATGATGTTCAAAATAGAAGCATCGCCAGGAAGGACAGCTTT